TCTTTATTAGCTAAGGTTTCTGTTAAAGCATCATCTAATCCTTGTCTAAATTTAGTTACTACTCCATCTTCTCCTAATAGTCCTTCAAATACTTGGTCAAAGTCTTCATCTATAAACTCTGGTTCAAAGTTTTCTTCTACTGTTTTATCAAAAGCTTCAACAAAAGACATTGCTGCTTCATCTCCAAAGTTAGCAAACCACTCTTGTTCTAATGCTACTCTTTCTTTCTCTAAAGTTTCACTTAACTGTATTTGTTTTATTCTAGTATCAAATGCTTCTTTCCTTGCTCTTGTTTCTTCTGTAATCCTTAGTAAAGTTAATTCATGTGACTTAGCTTCTATATCTTCTGCCTCTGCATCAGTTCTTTTTAGGTTATCTAACTCAGCCATAATAAGCTCTTCTTGCTTCTTATATATCTCCTCTTGAGTAGCTCCTTTAGCTTTAAGTATATCTATTTCTTTTTGATTAGAAGCAATAACCTTTTCATTACCTTCTATTATAGCATTGTTAGCTCTCTCTGCTGCATCCGGTATTAAACCAAAGAACTCTAATACAGGTCTCATTGACTCTATTAAAGAGTTAAAGCCATTTTCTATTGACGTTAGTATATTACCAAGTAAAGGAAATTTCTCTGCTGCCTTATTTACTCCCTTTATAATATCATCCCAGTAAGCTACAATACTACCTAATGCAACTGCAAATATACCTATACCAGTAGCAATTAAAGCTTGTTTAGTTGTAATACCGAATATCTTACTCTTTATAGTAGCAAAAGATATATTCTTAGCCAACTTACCGAATCCCTCTGATAGGTCAATAAATCCTCTAGCTGCTGTTAATGCTGATATAGCTTTTTCTTCAAATTTACCAAATGCTTCTGATTCTACTCCTAGTAGTCCTAATGTTCCAACAGTAGCCTCTAAACCTCCGGCTAAACCTAATACAGCTCCTTGAGCAGTTTCTATCTTCTTATCCATAGTAAACCCTTCTATCTCTCGATTTACTTTTTCTAATTGAGCGGTTAATTGTTGAGAATCAGCAGATAAGTCTTTAAAAGCTTGACTACCTATTTTAACTTGCTTTAACTCATCGTTAATTTTACTTAGCTCTGACTCTAACTCACCTACGGATTTAGTTTGAACCTGTATGTCTATGTTTACTACTTCTTTAGCCATTTTATATAAATATTATTTTTATTATTTAAATTAACAATTAGGGATTATAAGATGGATATAGTCTTAGTAGTTCTACTGTTACTACATCTCTACGAGTTAAATTAAATCCTTTAATCTTGTTTATTCTATAAGCTATATTGTTTATTATTATTCTATCATTTAGTTTTATTGACTGGTATTCGTATGGTTCAAAGAATAAATCTAATGTTACTCTAGTAGAGTCTTCCCAATATAAACTACTATAATATGTTTTCCAGTATCTATCGTAGTTAGTTACACTATTGCTAAAGTTAAATCCAACATCAGTATAAGGGGTATAAGTATTGTTAAAAAGTAAGTCATTAGTAGATCCAGATGCAACAGGTAAAGCTGCTACGTTAGAAAGAGTGGCATAACTACCGGAAATGCTTGTAATAGACCCTGCCTCTCCTATGTAAATTATATAAGGATACTGTACTGTATTTGTTACTTTATAACCTATTCTAGGCTTAAAAGCATATGACCTTATTTGTTTATTTTCAAATCTATATAAATGAGGTATAACTGTATTATCATTTACATCAATATCAAAATCAAAAGACTGTGAAGCTACTCTTAAATCTGCTGGTGTTGTTTCTATTTCAAATGGACCTGATAGTATTACCGGTGCAAAGAAATCTCCTATAGTATCTTCTCCTTGAGATATATTATTACTAGCAAGTAATCTTAATGTACCGTATTGATCGTTAGGTTGATTGTCTATTGTAACCTTACTAAACCTATCTACATCATCTGCATTCTTTAGAAATGTTTCTTTTGGTAATTCATCTACTGTATGGCTTATCGCTATTCTTTTAGCTGTATTATACTTTTGAGACCAATCTTTTACCTCTCCACTTCTAATCCAAGTATCAAACGTCTCTATTACTATAGTTCTTTCTGAGTTTACTTCTGGTACCATAACAAGATTATACTGCTCCATAAATCCTGTAAGTATATCTATACTCTTAGTATCAGCCTGGAACTGTAACCCCATTAGCAGAGTAGTACCTATTACACTTGGTGGAGCATCACTACAAGCAAAGCTACCATCGGAAAAAGTAAAAGCATTACCACCAGTCGTCTTTACAAAGTTTATCCATACCTCATCTCCAGCATTTATAGTATGTTTACCTCCTACTGCAAGACTTATTACCGGATCTGCATCTAATATATTAGTTGTTATTCTAGCTTCATCTATTACTGTAGCTGATGATGGATGAGTACCTTTAAGTAACTGCAGAGTAAAAGTAACTATATCTACAGTACCAAGAAATGGCTGGTTAAAGAATACATCAGCTCTAAATATATAATCTCCAGTAGCAGTACACGTATAATAACTATCTGCAGCTGTATATTGGCCTTGAGGATCATTTACTTCTGTTTCATAATCTACTTGAACATTAACTGCTCCTGCTCCTATTGACTGCGGTGTTGTTGGAACTGCTTCAAACGTACCTACTAAAGCAGGATCTACTACTGGACCTAAACTATCTTGACCTTTAGGCAATACATAGGCTTGATTAAAGTCATCTGATTCTGCAAAAGAACCTGTATATCTAAACCCTACTTGATCGAAGATTACTGTAAGTAAATCTTTAGCTTTTATAGCAGGTAAGAACTGTATTGGTTCATATGGATGTAAACCTATATCCCAAGCTCTTGTAGTTGATATATCTGAATTACTGCCGGAAGAAAACGTAGCGTAAGATAAATTGTTAGCTTCATTTTGACCTCCATACTCTGCTAGTGGGTAGAATACACTACCTGATAATAAATTATCATCCCAAGAGGCTATAATAGATGCTGAATTAAATGTATGATTGTAGTCACTAAAGTCTGCATTCTTAATTAACAATCCATTTAATGCTTCTTCAAACTGTAATACTGTGTCTGTAACTTGAACTTTATAGTCTATGTAACCTTCTTCGGCAGTTACAACCTCCATTAGCTGTAAACGCCCTATTAAGAGTGTCTCTCCGTTAAGTAAAACAGAACATGGTAGAGTATTATAGAATGCAGGTACGCCTGTTGCAGAGACAGAGTATGCATGCTTAAAGAATTTATTGTTTCCACTAGTACCCGGTAAGTTAAATGTTTGAGAACCTACACCAAATAGTTTTCCAAACTCTTGACTCTCTACTGTCGACATATCTAACCTAATAGGAACATCTACGTCTACATTAAGATCGTAAACTGCACCGTCATAAGTTACTCTTAAAATTATATCGTTTATCATACCTAATTATTTACTGCATTTACTTGACTACCAAAGTCTATATTAGATGAACTAACAAAGCTGTTAATTACATAGTTTATTTCACTATCTGATAAACTACCCGTATATACCAGTATCTGTGATAAATTAATTGAACCACTTACATTAATGTTTGGTGCTAAAGCCAAAGCTCCTCCTCCAAAAACAGTTAATCCGTTTCCTATATCAGCTGTAATTGGACCATTAACTACACCGGTAAGGGTAACAAAATCACTTGGAACTCGTCCTGAACTAATTGTTTCATCTGGATAACTTCTTCTTATTACTCTTGTCTCCCATGCTGGTTCATTTGTAGACCCACTATAGTTATATACAAATCTAGTAACTGGAGTTCCTATGCCTTCAGAAGCATATTGAAACTGACTAACAGATGCACTAATACCGGTATTTGTAATATCATTGCTAATAGGGTAATAGGCGTTGGAAGAATCTTGTGTAAAAGGAACCCCTTCATTTGTCCAACTGTACATTTTTAAATTCTTCGCTCTTAACTCTCCTTCGTTTCCTAAATTACCTAAAGTAGTAAAGTTTACTTGTGGATAGTCTGTAGCTCCAGTTCTTGCGTATGCTCGTGCTACTACTAATGTTGTAAAACTTGCATCTCCAGCAAACACATCCCATTTATCTGTCTCACCCCAAGGTTCAGGTCCCGCTCCACTCATATCGTAATGATTGTTACCCCTTTGTGTAACATAACCACTACCACTGTTATACAGAGTAAGTCCACCTGCTGTTCCATTATTATATAACGAACCACTGTAAGTACCTTTACTTTGAATAGTTACAGGAATCTCAGCACCAGCATCAACTTGAAGAACCATAGTACTTGTATCGGTCCAATCATACCAAGCGAATAACTGACTGGTTAGAGCACTTCCTGATGTAGGGTCAAAAGCTTCTTTAACTATATATGCATTAGAAGGAGGAGTATTCTCTGGTATCCATACTCCAAATGGTTGATTTGATGGAGTAAACGTTATAGAGTATTTAAATAACTTCTGTCTTGCCTGATTAGTATTAGCTATATAATTGCTATCATTTATAACAATAGGAAGAAACTCTCCATTTCTTTGTATATATACCGATGGTGATTCTATTAGTTCTTCTAACCAATTGGCATTAGTCTTATCTAAGAAGTCTGTATCTACTACAAATGAATCATTAGTATTGTTATGGTAATCGCTTAAACCTCTACGGCTTATATCGTAAGTAGAAGTAAGGCTAGAGTAATCCACCCTAGGAGCTGTATACTGTTCTCGTTTGACATTTATTGATTGTCTTACCGGGTTATAGTTATTGTAGTAATCCCAAGCACCTAATTTGTTAATAAAAGCAAATCTTACTTTCTCTCTACAAGTGTCGTTTGATACTTCGTATCTATAGTTCTGTAAACCTAAGGAACTGCTTACCGCTACATTTACATGTTGCCATATTTGAGAAGAAAAAATAGGTACTGAACTAAATGTATCTGTTATAGAATAGCTTTGACTATCTACTAAAACAGGATTACCGGTAAAGTAACCAGTGCTATAAAAACTTTGACTAACATAGCTAACGTCATTGTCATATACACTCACTGTTCCGTAGTCATCCGGTTGCATTGACATTGTAGCAGGCATATTACTAAGTACTGCATATGAAGCACTATCCCAATTGTAATAACCTGCATTAGGATCTACTACACCTCTAAATACTTCTATATTATTAGTTGCTATAGAAGAAGATACTGTTATACTTGAAGAAGTACTTGTACCGTATTGTTCTCCAAACTCTAATGTAAATGTCTTACTACTTGAGTTAAAAGGTGTTACAGACGATATCTTCCAACTTTCATCTTGACTTAATTCTCCTTGAAATATTCTAGAAGGATCAAATACAGATACTCCAGCAGGATTAACCTGTTGAACTAATCTAGCTACTCTACTGCTACTACCTGATTCATAAACATCTACTAAATAACTAAATTGAGGCTCAGAAGACTTAGTGCTACCAGATACAGTATATATTAACCTTGTATAGGCTGCATTAGGAGAAGTGGCTTGTTGTGTTATAGTATATGACATTATCTTGGTTCTCTATTATTAGCAAATCTATATTTAATAGTATACTGGTAATTTTTATATCTTGCTGTATTGTTAGATATAGTCTCTGTACTGTTTAAGATGTTGATTGGTATAAAATTACTACCACTTTGAATATATACTTCACTTGACTCAAACATCTCTCTTAGCCACTGTGATGTCTCTGCAGTTACACTATCTGTTGTAAACTCAAATTCATCTGTATATTCAGTATAGTATTGTTTATCTCCTCTATTGGCTGAATTATAAGTTGTAACTCTTTCACTAAAGTCAGCAAAGTCTTTTTGGTAAGTATTTCTATCTACATTAGTCATCTTCCTTAATGGAGTATTACTTGTATAGTAATCCCAGAATCCAAACTTATTAATAAACGCTAGTGTCTGTCTATCGGCTCTACAATCGTTATTAACTTCATATCTCATAGAGCTACCCGTAACATCTAAAATAATAGCGTCGCTCTCACTATATAATCCTATATTAAGAGGACTTATAGGTATAGCTCTAAACTCACCGGCAGAGACATAACTCTTAGTAGCAGTTAAACTTCCTGTTAAGTAATATTTTACCGATACATTAGTATCGTATACTGTTGCAGTAATATAATCATCTGCAGAAAAAGATTGAGTTGCTGGACTATTAGTTAAAATAGGTTGACTTGTCCAATTAAATCCATTACTAGTCTCTGATGGATATACATTTCCTTTAAATAATTCTATACTTGAACTAGCTAAATTAGGATACTCTACTATGTTGCTACTATCTGTAACACCGTAACCTTCTCCGAACTTAATATCAAAGTCTTTTACTGAATTAGTCAAAGAAGATGAATTAGCTATCTTCCAATTGTAATCGTAGTTTAAGTAATCACTTAATGGTCTAGCTAAATCTATATTACCAGTTTCATGTATATTCTTAGAGAATTTAAATCTTGCTAATTTAGTAGCACTGCCGTTATAGTATAAATCTGCTATATAATTAAATTGAGGAGATGTTGCATTAGATGAGCTAACAGCATACATCAATCTTGTATTAGATACATTAGGTGTAGTTGGTTGATTTAATATAGTATATGCCATTACTGTCTCTTAAATGTATTTTTAAATTGTAATGCTACGTCTTCTGATATGTTTTCTGCCAATAGATCATACCCTTGTTTATCCATTACTCCTAATACTGCTGGTTTAATAAATGGTTGTGGTCTGTATCCATAGTAAGCTACTGATGCTCTCCATGGTTCAAACTTTGCAGTTCTACCGGCATACTTAGCCTTAAACTGTCCCGGTTCGTATAAAGACATATTATTCTTTCTTGTAAACTTATTACTAAAAGATTTAGGTTGTAATCCATTACTAAACTTCTTTTTACTTCCTCTTGCTCCTGCATCTTGAAAGTAACCATACTTAAACATCTTACCTATAATCTGTATAGTGCCATCTTTCTTTATTAGCACTTTATCAGATATAGAACTTCTTAAAGCACCGGTTTTATTTGGTGCTAGTCTCTTCTTTGCATTAGTAATTAAAGAAGCTATTTTGTTAAGAGTCTGTCTTAGGGTCATTATGGATAATCTGGATATACGCAGTAGTTTAAATTAAACGGTGTAATTATATCTATGTTAGCAACCCATCCGAATACTCTATTCTGAAAGCCTTCCATTACAGGTACACAGTCAGTTATTGCCATATCGTAGTTTTGTTGTATAGCAGCCGGACCAAAAGTAAAATAAGACATTAGGTCATATATGTAAAACTCTGTATCTGCAAGTATCTGTGCGTGGTCCGATGACTTAAGCTTAGGTATATCTAAACTATATAATTCGAATGATAAGGTACGAGTTCTTTCTGCTACCAAACTATTCATTGGTCTAAGAAATATATAAGGAAACTTTCTATTGACTGCCGAAGCGTCTAAATAGTCTATAGTGCCGCTATCAAAAGAAGCTATTGCTAAATGTGCATCACATCTAGATCTAAACAGATTTATTATTTCAGTATAGGGTACGTTACGTGTTAGTCTTTCTGCGCTCATCTTTTACTTTTTTTACTCTTTCTAAGTTTGCACCTCTTATCATTGATGCTATTTGGTTATCGTTATAGTAGTTAACGTCTAATAATCTTCTAATACTCTTATCTATGTCTATCTCTACTTGTATAGCCTTACGGTTAATCATTCTCCTGGCTGGTGTAGGAGAAGGTTCTGGTGTTGGTACTGGAATACAATCAGGTTCACAGTTACAATAGTTGCCTACACAATCACATTTATCACAGTAGCAATCGTTAGGCTTAATGTCTTCTTGCTTGTTGTACCCTTTTTTTGTTTTCTTTTTCGATTTCATTATTAAAGTCTTTATCTATTTCTAAAAAATTTAAAGTAAAAATAAAATTTAAATCTACTATACTGGACTCTCCAGTGATTGAAAGTATATTGGTTTTAGAGAGTTGGTAAAGAGTTCCGAACCATCCCCAGTGTCCGCCGAAAGACGTCTCAGTATCAGATCCTCCATCCTCATCATCAGGTCCTTTGACATCGTCTTCTTTGAATAAGCTATACTGTTCAAATACAGACTTCCTGTTGACAAAAAAAAACTAACAGCTCCTAAAAAGAGATGCACAGGAAAGTCTTTAAACTTTTCTTCTACTTGTTTACGGCTATTGCTGTCGTACTTGTCTAACTCATACCAATCAAAAGGATTCTCTACTTTATTCCTTGCTACCTTTATACCTTGTTTAATAGTATAAGCAATAGAATCAAATCTATGCTTCTTAATTGGTCTGTATAGTATAGCAGCTACCTTATGCATATTGTTCTCTAAATCTTTACAATAGTTTTCTAAATCCATATACTCACCTAAAGTAAATTGTTTAATGTTGCTGTAACCATACTCTACTCCATCCCATTCTAATAGAGGATGAAATAGTTCTTTATGATCGGCGATTTCGGAGTATAGGTTAGATACTTTACTAAGACTGTCTAAGTCCCACATCCTTACTTTCTCTTTACTCTCTCCGGTTAATATTGATACTGTATGGACTAAACGCCCGAACTTAGATTGACCTTTATAACCGGTCATGGCAGCGTATTGACTAATAGTCATATAGTCCGGTATCGTTAATTGTAAACTCTCTTTCATTACTAATAAATATTAAATTTTAATTTAAAGTGCCACCTATGTACGAGCAAAACGTCCTCCCATATGTCTTCCTTCGTAACCTTCGTCGTGTAGTAAAGCTTCTAGTTCTAATGCTTCACTGTAGTCTGGAGTACTATATAATACTCTAAACGTATTCATATCTCTACCTTTATGTTTATGATCTACTTTTCGTCTCCATAAGTTACCTGTTTGACCAGCATAATTATCTACAACATAAACGTGATATAAACCGTCTTTCTTAGATTGAGTATACTCTTTGTTTAAAGCGTGGTAAATCTCTTTATTTGCTTTGTAATGTTTCTTACCTCTTAATCTATTACAAGCTTTACATACATATACCCAAGCTTTCTTTCTAGCATCAGTCCAATTGTCTCCAATAACTAATTGAGTACTACAGTCTTTACAATGTTTTTCCATACTTATAATATACGAAAATTAACGCGGACTACCAAAGGATACAGAAGGATTCTTTATGCCCCTTATTGTGACTGGCTTACGTTCTAAGAATTGTACTCTACTATAATTGGCTAACATAAGCGAATCCAAAAAATCATCATGTGCTCCACTAATATGACCAAAGCTTAATTTACCGGTAGGACTTAATTTGTATGTATATGTAGCAAACTCTTTATGTAGGTCTGGACATAACTCAGCTGATGGTAATTCTATAGTCATAGTCTCTATGTCAGCAATTAGCTTTCTTACTAATTCAGTTTTATTATTTTGGTTAGTAGTAAACTTTTTAATACGTCTATGCTTAGGTCCTACTAAGTCATACATGGCTCTTCCGATACCGTTCACTTCCACATAGCCTCCTATTACATTGTACCCTTGTAACTCTCTTAAGAATAACGTCGCTGCCGTATTGATATCTGTTTGTGATATACTTACTACGTTCATTACTCTACCTATGGGAGAGATGAG